CAGGACGCAATCGAACTCTGTGATCGCAGCGCTGGCGTCGTCTCCCGGCGACAGCAGGCGGAAGGTGGCGACAATATCGTCTTGATACTCGGCGTCGCCTGCGTCATATCTAGCGGCAAACCGTCGCTCGACATGCTCCCATGCGGCCCTCGCGTCGCCCTCTGACGCGAACGACTCATAGTAGCCAGCGTCACCGTCAGATGCGTAGATCGACCACTTGCTTTCGTCCCGGCTGCTGCCCCAATTGCCGGCGTCGTCGTCTCCGTATTGGCGCCATGCGCAGACCTCGTCGCCGAGGCAATGCTCGCCCGGAGTCTCGCAGTCGCTCTCTTCCAGATCGTCGGCGATACCGTACACGTAATGGACGACAGACCCATCAGACTGGTCGTGCACGCGCTGGATGACGATCCCATCGTTGAGATCGTCAAAAGAATACGAAACCTCGACGATCTGCCCTTGGTCTTGCGGCTCGACGACGAATCCTGTCGGCCTGAACTTCATGTGCGTCATTTTTTACCCTTTAGGTGGTTGGGGCGGTTAGCCATCAGTACACCGCCCCGGCAGGCTTGACCGACAAAACGACCCGCGCCCCGTTCGGCGAGTCGAACCAGAAGCCCTGCGCCGAATTTGCCGCGGTACGGTCGAATGCAGTGGCGTAGGGCACCGACGACGGTCGCGCGAAGAAGCGGCGGCCGCGATCCCCGACGATCTTGCCGCACCGGCCGCGCTCGTCGATCACGTCCGCGGCGAGCAACTCGCGCCAGTGATCCGGGTCGATCTCCACATACGAGCCGCTGGTGAGGTAGTCCCAGCGCGGCAGCATGCGATTGAGCATCGCGTCTTGCCAGTCGTCCGCCCCGCGGCGCACCTGCGCGTAGACCCCGGAGACCGTCATCTTGATGTTGCGCAACTCAGCCATCTCTGTCCTCTTGGCCCCTGTTGCCCCGAGGCGCGGTGTGTCGCTATCGACACCCCGGACGATACGCGCATTGCGCACAACGTCAAGCCCCGCGCGCAACTATTTTCGCGCCTGCGCAACGGCGAGGCGGAAGCGCCGCGGCCTGCTCATACGCCCAGCGCCCCGCCTATGTGACTCTCGATCGCGTCGAGGATGGCGTCCTCGTCCTCGCGCCCGAGCGTGCCGCTGCCGCCGGCGGCATCCACGCTCGCCAGCAGCAGGCCGCGGCGCGGCATGCGGCGGGTGCCGGTCTCGTGGTACTGCGCGTAGGCGCGGCCAAAGCCCACCTCGACCAGCGCGCCGGCGACGACGTTGTAGCCGAGGCTGTCGCGCATCAGGCCGGTGCGCTCGAGCAGCGTGCCGCGCCCGCGCCCGGCGTCTTGCCGCGCGTAGGCCGCGGCGGTCGACGGCGCCAGCGCCGCCCACGCACCGCCGGCTGGGTCGCGCTTGGCGTCGAAGCGCTCTTCCACCGCCGACTCCAGCACGGCGCCGATGGTGTTGAGCAAGGGATCGATGTCTTCCAGCGCGCCGGCCAACTCGCCCAGGCGCGCCAGCAGCGCGTCGTGGCCTTGCAGGTCGATGCGAAACGCCTCTGCCATTACTGCACCTCGCGCAGGGTGATGTGCGTCTCGGCGCCGACTTCCTCGCGCGCCACGACAACGAACCGCGTGCCGCGCGGGAAGAGCACCTCGCGCTCGAACTGCGAGGGGCTGCCCCAGTCGATCACGCGCCCGCTCCTGCCCTGGATGAGCAAGCGCACGGGCCGCTCCTTGTACAGCTCCGCCTCGCCGGCCACGGTCGGCGCATAGCTGGCGCTGGTGTAGTCGGGCCGCGTCCACACGGCGCCGGGTTGCAGGCGCAGCAGCACGGCGGGCGGCAGATCGAGGCGGCTTATCACTGCGGCGTCGGTGGCCGGCATCTTGGCGAGCGCACGGTCGAGCGTGGCGGCGGCCGCCTCGAAGCCCTGCACGATCTCCACGCTGTTGACCGGCCAGTCCCCGCGCGCGTACTGGTTGAGGCTGCCGGCGCCGCTCTGCGTGTACGCCACCAGCATGCGCTGCTCGGCATCGGTCAGTGCGTCGGCGGCGAAGCCGTAGCGCGCGGCCTGCTCGCGCCAGCGCTCCACCTGGCCGCTGCGCACAGCGTCGCGCGCGTAGCGGGCGATCCACGCCTGCGCCAGGCGGTCTTCTGCCGCCACGTGGGCGGCGGCAAGGTCGGCGGGTGCGCGGGCCAGCGCGGCAGCGCGCGCATCTTGCAGCGCGGCGCCGGCGGCGATGCCAGCGTTGTAGCCAAAGCCGGGGTCTACGCCCGCGGGCACGGTGAGCACTTCGCCGGTGGCGGTGTTGCGCACCTGGTAGCTGCCGTCGGCCGGGGCGGTGGTAATGACCCGCTCGCCGCGCGCGCGGGCGCGGTCGATGGCGGCGGCGGATACGGCATAGGCGCGGCACCTACAACGCCAACCGCAGGGCGGGTAGTGCGTCTGCCACCACGGGTGGTCTACCGGCAGCGTGACGCCCTCCCACGCGGCGTGCGCCGGGCGCACGCGCTCATCACGCGCGGTGCGGTAGCGCAGGTAAGGCAGCACGCTCTTGTTGCGCTGGACGCGCTGCCAGCGGCCGGCGGCAAAGCTCTGCCGCAGGTTAGTCTCGTAGATCAGTTGCAGGCGGGTGGGGCCGAAGGTCGTGCGCAGCACCTCGCCCGTGCGCGGGTCGATCACTTCCCGCGTGCCCCACCAGCCGGCATCGGCCAGCAGCGGGCGCAGCCGCGCCTGAAACTCGCGCAGGCTGGCGCCGTTGTCGATGGCATCGTCCACCGCGTTGCGCACGGCGGCCAGCAGATCGAGCCGCGCCAGTCGGCTCACGGTAAAGGCGCGGGCGTGGGCGTCTTGCCACAGCTCCTGCCAGTTGTACGTTGGCGAAAGTAAGTTGCGTTGGCGGAAAACCCGAACGGCATCTTCCGGCGTGATCACGCCGAACTGGAGCGTTGGCGGGATGCGGGTCTCCATGCGGATCGATTTCTAGGCCGTCGCGACGCTTCGGGCGCCGGTGAAAAAGATTGGACGGCCCGAGGTAGCACCCGGTACGCGACAGGCCGCCACAGGGCCTGTATTCCGGTCGGCCCGGTTACGCATCGGCCCCGGTGTCTAAGTCGACATCGGCGGCGCCCGCCAGCCCGGCCACAAACCCGGCATGCGCCAGCACGCGCGCCAGGCGCGTGGCGTCAGCCTTAGGCAGGACGCCGGCCAGCCGGTCGCGGAACTGCGCGGGCGTCTCGCCGGCCTCCACGCTGGCGGCAAGCTCGCGCTCGATGGGCGCCAGCAGCGCGGTCATCTGCGGCTGCCACTGCGACAGCGCATCGGCCACCAGCGCGTCGAGGGCGTCGCCTTCGGTGCGCACGCGGGCGCGGGCTTCGGTGGTGTCGGTGGGGTCTTCGGCTTTGGGGTCGTCTTCGGGGTCGGCGGTCGGTGCCGGGGTGCGGCGCCCATTGCCCTCACCCGGCGCGGCGGGCGCCGCGCCACCTTCTCCCGCCGATGCGGGCGAGGGTTGACCGCGCAGAACTTCCTCGCCGTCGTCCGGCTCGGGGATGCGCAGCTTCTTGCGCACGTAGCTCACCGGGATCGCCACGCCGGCGCTCGCCAACTTGGGCAGGTGCGCGGCCAGGGCTTGCAGGTCTTCCGGCTCGGCCACGTCGAAGACGAACTTCGGCACGCGGCGCGGGTCGGTGGCGCCCAAGTTCAGCGCGGCCAGCGGGTAGAGCAGGTCGCGCGTGATGGTGGCGGCCACCTGCCGCGCGTCGCTGCGCAAGATGTCGCGGCGCACTTCGTTGTGCACGATGCCCAGCGCCTGCGTGCCGGTGGCGCCCTCTTGCGTCGTCAACGTGCTGCCGAGCACCGCCTTGGAGATGCTGCGCTCCGCCCAGGAGATCATCGCGAGGAACGGCCCCTCGGTGCCGTCCGCGGCCTTCTGGAAGTCGATCGCCATGCCCTGCGGCATGATCCCCGCGGCGTTGTGGCCGAGGTTGACCACCGCGCGCAGCAGGGCGGACTTCTCCGCGTCGCTGGCGCCGGCGGGGTACTTGCCCACGCGCAGCGGCAGGCCGTAGATCTCCAGAAACTCCGCCAGGTCGCGCGTCGCGTAGTGCTTGAACAAGTACGGCCAGGCCAGCACGCGGTGCAACCCGGCGCGCGACAGATACCCGCTCTTGGCCTTGTGCTCGTGGACGATCCATCCGAAAGGCCACAGCGCCGCGCCGTCGGCGGAGTTGTCGCGCAGGCGCAGTTGCGTGCGCGTTGCGGCATCGACCTTGAACCACCGCTGCGGCCGCGCGGTGAGCTTGTGCGGGCGCCACTGCCGCCCGTCTTGCGCCCACTCGATCTCCACGCAGGCGTAGCCCTTGCCCACCGCGTCCATGATGTCGAGCAGCGCGTCCTCAAAGTCCTCGATGCCGGCCACCATCTCGCGCAGCGCGTCGGCCATGCTCTTCTCGGCGGCGCTGGGGTTGTGCGGCGCCATCACCTGCCACTCCACCGACAGCAGCGCCATGCGGCGCTTCTGCATCTCCGCGTACAGGTGCGCGTCGCGCTCTTCCATGTCCTCAAAGAGGTCGAGCTGGTCGTACAGCGTGCCGTACTCCGCCTCGGCCATGATGCGTGCCAGCCGCGCGGGCGTCAGGTTGCGCGACGGGTGGCCGGCGTACTCGCCATGCAGCGACGCCAGTTCCGGCTGCGCCGTCTGCTGCTCGCGCAGCACCGCGCGATCGAGCGGCTCGCCGTATTGGTCGAGGAGGGTGGACATGATGGCTACCTCACTGGTAGACGCCGGCGGCCTTGGCCCAGCGCCACACGTCGGGAAAGAAGAATTTCAGGGTTTCGCTGCAACCGAACTCCTCGCCGCTGCGTCCGACCAGGCCATTTCTGGCTCCTGGGCCGAGCCGCATGTAGACGCCAATCTCGACGCCGCCGGCGGCATCGGCGCCGCAGGTGGCGCACACGCCCCGCGCGATCGGATTGGCGTCTACGGCCACTGGGCGTCCGGCCGCGTGCCACGCCAACTGCGACGCGCTGCGCATCACGTCCCCAGCGCCAGAAAGTAGTCGGTCGAGGATGGTGGGCATGGTGCTACCTCACTTGCACGGCGCGGATGAACTCCGCGGCGACCTGCGGGACAATGGCGTTGCCGTAGGCGCGCAGT